GCGGATCATTTGCTTCGCAAAAGCCAAAATATATCAAAATCTTTAGAAAATTAAAAAAAGTGCGATTTTTTCTTAAATTTGATTAAATAATTCAATTAATTGTTGACACTGTACGATAATATTAGTATACTTGATTTAATACAGGGCAGCGACCGACGCGAGGAGATAAAGATTATGGAGAAAAAGCTTATAGATTTAGGTGGTAAATTCTGGGGGACAAAAGACGAAAAAATACAGAGAGTGTATTTTGATTTAATTAAATTAGAGCAATTTGGGTTATCTGGCAATAAGGTAAGAAAATTTAATTCAATGGGGATGAAGTTTTTTTACGATTTGATAAATAATAAATTTTGTGCAGGATTTGAATTTGATGAAAGTTTTGTTGTAGTAGTAAGTAACTTGATGGGGGCGGTAAAATGAAAACTTTTGATAAAATTGTAAATAACGTGCATGAATTTCCCTCTACGATATATTATCGAGGAGATATTTACGAGATTTTATTCGACGATATTGATTTAATATCTGACAATACTATATCTGTAGATTACAAATTCTTAAAATATAAATGCAAAAAAACAGGTACAGTTACTCAATTCGATAAAAACGGCATAAACGGACATTATTGTGGATTACTGGTAGATTATCGAACGAAATATGGTAGAAAAATCAAAAAATTCCAAGAACTTTATAAGAACAAAGATATATCTTTACAAGGGGAAATCTGACATGGATTTTGAAACTGCAAATCGAAATATTGATAAATCAAAACAATTTTACGAACGTTATATCCGACAATGCACAAAGCATTATGGGAACAATGAATTATGTCGCAAATTAAATGCGTCGTCAATGTCGCATATTACCGATACATTAAAGCGCGGAAATTTTATGGGAGTAAAAAGACTTGCTGAATTAATTCGTGATAAATTGACCGCCTCTGACGTGTCAGCAATAAAAAAAGCAAAAACAAAATAGGCATTACGTTATTTACTCGATCAATATAAAAATGAATACAAAAAAATTTAGTGAAGAAACTCCTAAATTACTTACCCTAATACAAGTTACAAATTCAGACTTATATCAGAGAATTAAGTAGTCGTTCTAAGATACTCAATATATTCAATTCCTAACCCAGCGCAAAAAGGTTTTTTTGGTTCAAAGTCAGAATGTTGGAATATTTCGATATTACCAAATTGTACTTTTAATTGTGTTAATAATTTTTTTAGTGACTCTTTTTGTTTTGGTGTAAAATCTCCAGTTTTACCGATTAAACAGATGCCGACAGATTTATCATTCTGGCTAATCGCATGGGCGCCAAATTCTGAGACAGATAATATATTGTCACCGTCAAGGGGAACACCTGTTTCAATCGAACCATCGAAAAACTCATTGAAACATTTTAGGGATAATAATCCGTTCAGAATAATATAGTGGTATCCTATACTTTTCCAGCCGTTCCCGTTCGGGGACGGTAGAGTATGCCATTTTGTTATTTCCGAGGCGTTTCCCCAGCTGGAATCTGAACAGTGGATAAGAACTTTCATTGTATCTTATCCCAGCAACTAGAGAATTCCGCTTTGCGTCTGTCGACATCTTCAATACCCTCGACTTGGGATTTGCAAAAAACATAATCCTGCTGATTACCGCACCGTTTAAGCCCTTCTGAAATAACAGTTTCCGGAACTTTATCATTCCGATGGAACGCATAGGCAATATATTTGGCATCGCTGCATGATTGCAATTCTCCTTCAATTTGCTTCGGAGCTGATATGCAGGATAAAGAGTTTATAAAGATCAATAGGCATATTATCACAAAAATTCCGATAACTGCCATAATCCCATATTTAATTAAATTATCTTTCACGTTCCACCTCCAGTGAAATAAAAAACCAGCATTCCTAAAATAACAAATGCAATCGGAATTCCGTTTGCGAGTAGAAAGTTTTTTTGAAATTCGTTCATTTTTTTAACCTCTCTATTATTTTTTTATAAATGAAATCATAAAACAGCACTGTTGCAAAAAGTGATATTCCGTATTTATTGAGTAGGAACCACGCTGATTGTCCAAGCCCGGAAAGTAATTGATCTGACTTCGCAATTAGAATTGCATACACGACCCCGACCAATATAACGATTAAACGTTTGTAATCGGTTTTGAGTATCTTTAATTTTGTATATTTTAAGAATACTTGTGCTGACAAAAACACAAAAATCATAAATCTAATATCAAAATATGATAAAATTTCTTTTATTATTTCTTCCATTTATCTCCCCTTTATCTCCCCTTTATTATTTCCTCAAATCTTTTTTCGATCATTTCCAACCGGTCAAGCATCCCAGAAAATCTGCCCATTTTTTCAGCAAAATCAATTTCCATTTTTCTCAAACGTCCGTCTAACATTTTCATATCCATATCTTCTGCTTTGTCCTTTTTAAGGTTATCAATCGCTTTCCAGATTGCAGGAACTTGTCGTGACCTGTAAACAGAATAAAAAAGAAACGGCACTGCGGGAAATACTGCCCCGGATAGTATCAATAATAATATTTGTAATATTTTGTCATTCATTAGAGTCCTTCAAAAAACTTTCAATGACAGCAATCGTCCCCTGAATTCTCAATATATCAGTTTCGGTTCGAGCTCTTTGTTCGTTGAGATTTTCTAGATGCTCAAGGCCTTTTTTTTCTTCTGCCTGCAAACGCTCTTTTTCAGCAATTAATGTTTCGTGAGATATTAATTTTTTTTCCATACTTCGGTATTATTAATGGTATTATTAATATATTTGATATATTTTGTCAATTTGTTATATTTATGGTATGAAAAAATATTTATTGCTCTTTTAATGATACGATGTTCCTAGCGCAATTTTAACCGAGTAGATAGACTATAGGCACAAGTCCACCTTTAGTTATGTTTGACACATTAGGATATTTGGACACATTAGGATATGCTGAGAAATCTATGTCGTCAATTACCTTACCAACAATTTTTGAAAAAATTGCTGCTGTCAATGGAGTGTCTGGATTTAAAACTTTTGCATAGCCAGGAAATTCTGACAATACTAAAATATCACCTTTTTTCGGTACGCCATTAATATCACATGCCATAATCCAGCCTTCACCAAGGGCATTGCCTGCCCCCTTTTTCCATGCGGGATTAAAGGTGAAAAATATATCAGGATCGTCTTCTTCTAACTGATGAGAATAATTATAGATGCAATAGGGTGTATCATTTTCAGTTGCGATTTTAAGATGTGGAAATGTAGTCGACAGGCTAAATGCCGCATCTTTAACCCATTCACGCACATAGTCTATAGCCAGAATCATTCCTGGTAGAATATCAATATCGTTATCAATCGTAAATTGGTGCGCCCCGGTAAACGGACCGTAATTTATTCCAGTTCCAGCGGCGTAAAAATCATATGTGCCTCCGGCACTACTACATCCAAAACCAGAAGAACTCAACGCACTTACTCCAGATCCTGTGCCGTAATTAGTTACTCTGACTGACCAACTCGATGAATTTACTTGTGCGGTAATAACTCCTACCGAGATGTTCCCAACCGAGATGTTCCCAACCATGTATGAATCGCCATAAACCTTTAAATCATACGTAGCATCAGCATTGCCGCCGATCCCGAGATTGCCGGTAATCCGAGAATTACCAACTAACAGCGAAGTCCCATAAACCTTAAGATCATACGTAGCATCAGCGTCGCCGCCGATCCCGAGATTGCCGGAAACACGAAGATTATTCGCAACGGTTACATCCCCAGTACCTCCATTCACTTGCAAGGGGACATCTACTAATACCCCTCCCGAGTCATAGCGATTTAGCACGTAATTTTCGGATGACGACAAATATTGGTAGAATCTCTGTACACCATCATTTTCAAATCGTATGCCCCCGTGGCTTGTATCAGATTTACTAAGAATAAGAAAAGGAGTTGTCGAATCTATTCTGAGATTATCGCTGAATAGCGAGGTCCCATAAACCTTAAGATCATACGTAGCATCAGCGTCGCCGCCGATTCCGAGATTGCCCGTTACACTCAAATCCCCTGCAACACTGGCGTCATGTCCGTATACTGAAGGTACTACGTCGTATTGGTTAGTGTAGTCGCCTGCAAGTGCAGGGATGATATCGATGGCGTAGTTGGCACGGTCTAGCCAGTTGGCAGGTAGGTCAACCTGTGCCCCATGGATTTCAACAATTTGAATTTTCGCTTCCTGCCAAGTGTCAGCTATATCGCCGATATAAATGGTTGGGTACTTAACAGCTGATATAGTTCGGTATCCAAATTTTAGGTTTAAAGTTTTTGTGTACTGTCCTATAATTACTGGATGTGAGTAGGTCGACCCTTGCCAGTCTATTGTAACTAATATACCCCCATCTACATATAAGACACATTCTGTACCCCCTGCATCAGACGTTCTAATCCTGATAGCCAGTTTAGGCATTAACGTTCCGCTAGAATGCATTGGTAGCAATATTTCGATTGCGCCAGTTTCTGTTCCACCTGTAAAATTATAGTCTATTACAGTATCAATTTTATTTCCGTTGTTGTAATTATTAACGATCAGGTCGTTTGTTGTTAGTTTTTGAATATCAAATCCCCATCCGGTTCGAGTTGATGTATTAAACGTGAAGGTTCCACTTGCCACGCCTGTGAATTTACTAAGTTCAATTTCATAGCCAGTTGGAGCAACTGGTTCAATTCTAATTTCGTATGACGGGCTAACCTCGTAAACGTAAGTTCCTGTCGCCTCGGATCGCTGCCTTATTGATCCATTAATTTCTTTATATTTTAATTTTACATAGTTTATAGTTGATCCATCAAGAGTCGCATTGGCATAAAGATTATCCGATATTTGCCCACCTGTGACGACAAGATTTGATTGCGCAGACTGTATTTCTACAAGTTGATAAATATCAGCTTGTGTAACTGTAACTGGAATAGCGGCAAATGAATTAGGTATATCAACGCTGAATTTTACAATTCCTCTTGTAATCGGAACATTGATGGTATCACCACTTCCTTGATTTACAGTTCCTGTTTGAATTATTCTATTATTCAAATCATTTTTTAAGATTGCGTTAATTGCGCGCGCAGTCCGATCAAGACCAAAATAAAAATCCCGACCTTTGTCTTGCGCCCATTGTCTGTCACCTGATGCAATTGGAACATTTGATCCTGATATTGTAGTATATTTATGATTATGTTGTTTTATATCTGCCATTTTAAGCTTCTGCCTCTACTGTATAAATCGTACCGGATAAATATCCAATAAATATTCTATGCCCAACGTAGCCGCCTTCTCGATTTATTTCAAGAACAATTTTTTGCAAAGTTGCTGCGCTTTGAGAAGATTTTACGTCAATACAAATAATACCATGTAAAAAGTCATCAGTATAAGGAATTCCAACAATTCCACCGACAAATATTTCCGCCTGACCTGTTGATTCTGCTATACACCAATTTCTGTCTCTGTCATCTGTACCGCCCCAAAAAATTGAATCGTACAGCGTAGTACTCGAACGTCTTGAATATAGATCAACCGAATACCCGAGAACTGATTTAACTCTTAATTTTAAATCAGTTTCCCATAATGACTTGTCTTTCCCTCGTTGAATTGCGGTAGCGAGTTTGATACGTTTTTCTCTGACAGTATCGTCATTATTAAACTCACCATGTAGATCATTTGATAATACAGATAAAAATTTTTCTGGGCATCTATACGGGTCATTAAGATCATAAAGCATGTCAATATCAATTTGTAAAATATCAATATAAGATTGATATTTATTAATTAAGGCAGTTCCAGCCCTTGTTATATTATCACGTAAGTATTTAGGCCATTTTAATTTCATGGTATTTCTGTTGTCGTCAATGTTCCTATTGATGTAATCTCGTTTAATCCCATTGTAATAGGGAACGATGTCGAAATAATAGCATAATCAAGCCCGGCAATGTCTTCAACTATTCCGTAAACATCTGATACCTGCAATGTTTTATTGATCGTTGCATATTCTTGCTTTTGGATTATTCTAATAATCATTGCCTCAATCTCGTTATAATCGAAGTCGGAAAACGCTGTCGAATATTTTGCATTAATCTCAGTAATAGCGTCTGCAATTCCTGTTGATTCATAAATATCAAGAACCTCAAGCCCAGTTTCATCAAGGATCAATGACAATGCCAATTCATAGTATCCTTTAACTGTTGTATAATCATATCCTGTTAATAGTTTTATTGTAGACGTTATATTTTGCGCAATATATGAAGCATCGAAAACTGTAACAGATATTCCAAATGATCTTGATTCCAGATACGTTTTTAATTCTGTCTTAAATGCTGACGATGAAGTTCCGCCGCCAGCCGGGACTATAACGACTCTTGATGTAAGCGTTCCATAATAATTATGATCGACATGAGCATGAGTTGTGCTTCCGTAGGCCAATATTAATGCAACGGAATATTCATCTTCCAAAAATAAATCATTTTGGCCTATTAATATAACAGAAAGCCGTCTTGCCTTCTCGATACTTTCCCGGTCAAGGCCTCCTGAAAATGTTGTCGTATTTGTCACGTCTAAAATTGACGCATTATTTCCAAGATACTTATTTACAGTATTAAGTGAGTTTATATTTGATGCTGATTTGCCTCCAACCGCATAAGAAACATAAATATCAGCGTCAGGGATTTTGCCGAAACTTTCCTCGTCTCCAAATTCTAAATATTCACCAGTTGTTAATTGCCTGACTCTGTAATGTGTATCTGTTGCGCCAGTCAGTAACCAATCTGTTTGCCTCGTCCATGTTATTGAGTTTATTATAACAGTTACCGTTTCATGTAGTACATCAATATCCCGTAAAATAAATTCCTGCCAAATATCCGTGGTCGGAGTCGCCAGCAAATATTGGTCTATCGTTTTTTGTTGATAACAAGTGACCTTTAAAGCATAACTTGTAACAATAACACTAGTCCCATCTGACGTAATATCAATAGCAGTGCCGGCAAGTGAATTATTTAAATTTGTCGCAAGCTTGATTTGTGTCGCGGAAATTCTTATCGCATAATAATTTGTAGATGCCGAAAGCCCACCAGGAAAGGCCGTTGCTGTTATTCTAACCAAGTCCCCGGTATCATAGGAATTCACAACGGTAATAATATCGGTAGAATTGTCAACCGTTACGGATTCTGATACTGCCGAAAATGTCGTTCCGGCTCTTGCCTCAAATTGTAGTGATGACCCACCGTCAGTCCACAAAGCTATAAGATCAGTTTTAGGGATTGATCCAACCGGCAAATTATCAGGATCAATATTAAAACGCAAAGTCCCTGATGATGTACTATGTGGCTGTAACTCATAACCGAGCATTTCACATTTTCTTTCCATATATTTTCTTGAGTCAATAGAACGGATAAATGCGTTATTTGCGGCTCTGTCAATATAGCGAGACAACACATCGACAACGCCAGCAGATATTCGTTTAAACCACGAAGGCTTATCTGCAAGTTCGGCGTCGCTATCAAGATCGTTCATGACAGTCGTAAAATCACGGCTTGAATATCGTATTGGATTTCTGCTCATATTGATATAATTCCTTTTTTAAGATCAGGTCTATAATAATTAACAGTTATGTCCATTTCGCCATTTTGCTTCTCAATTGATATAGATTGATTTGATGTGATGGCTTGAATTTTACTTGATACTTCAAGATTCCTTCTTGATATGAAATTACAGATATTAAATCTTAAATCAACTTCCTTTTGTAGCCCGGATCTGTTTTCCATTTTTGATATTCCACAGCCATAATCACGATTAAAGAATATTGTATTTTTATCCTGTAAAAGTCCTGTCATAATATCGGCGTAGATAGTCTCGTCACGATTTACACCATGGCTAAAAAATGCGTCCCATGCTTTGTCGTTGAGTACTTCCATTATCCACCTGTTTTTATTGTTTGTGTTTGAGAGGATGAAATATCTAAACTCATTGGATCTGTTGGCGTCAGTGTCGAACCGGGAGCCTCCGGGACACTATGAGTATGCAAGTTTAATGCAGTAATAAATGTTTGCAACGCAGTATTTAATTCTGTATGCGTTACGAAATATTTACTTTCCCCATTTAATTTAATATTCGGGCCGTTTATCTCAACATCGCCAGTAATATTTAAAGCCCATTTTTTACTATTAGAATCATATTTGATATAATCCCCAGTTTTACGATCTTCAAAAATTATCCTGTCAGTTTCTTTAGAATATTGTGAAAATTTATTATTGGCTTTAATCTCAGTTATAAGATTGCCCCATACCGGGTATTCTGATTTCCCGGCATGGAAAGAAATTTCAACATAATCATTTATCTCAGGAAGTATTCGGCTTGAAATAAAATCTCGCGGGAAACATTCAGCATAAGAGAATTCGTCTTCCCATCCAAGATCAGGGCATGATGCCTTTAATTTACCGTCACCAATTGTATTGTCAATAACTTTGGCCGTATAAGTTCTAATGTATTTTAACTCAGGTAAGACAATATTTATTCTTATTTTGTCTTCGATATCAGTCATTATCTTTTAATTATCATGCTTTGTTTTTTGTCAAGCCTTTATAAATTCAAATAATTTCTTACTTCAATTTCGTTAAAATATCCACTTGAATTTATTGTATGTGTGACTTTCCTTATTTTATATCCGTTATCAAGTCCGGGGCCTTTTGCGTTTGCAACAGCAGACGGGAATCCAGCTCCAAGAACTACCGGAGACGGTACAGTTATTAAAGGATTTCCAAACGCTGTGATGTTTATTTTTGTTCCTGAATGAGGCATGGCAGTTTTATAGTCAACCGGCGTCCAGAATCTTTTAACATTATCTGCCTGAAAATCTGTTGCGCTCATTATATCGGATAAGAAATTTAACGTAGCTTGTCTTCCTTGTCTTTTTGCTATTTGATCCGCTTCAAGTCTCATTTTATCAGAATCAAATTTTAAGTATTGAACTGTTTTTTGTTCTGCCTGTACTGATTGTTTTACTGCTTGTCCGTCAATTAATACGAACTGAATTTGCTCACCAGCTCCAGACTCTGAAAAATTTTCCTCAATATCTGCTTTTATGACATTTCGTATCCCGGAATTATACTCAAATAAATTACTGGTCTGTAATTGCCCTGTTATTAATTGCAAATATTGTTCTGCTTTTGTCGAATTATAATCTGAAAATATAGCGGTAGGCTGCCCCTTTGGATCGTATCCAAGAATAAATTGTTTTTTCCACTCTATCGCTAATCGCCTTAAAAATTGAAAATCAGTTTCAGAATCTTGTCTAAACATTCCTTTTTCATTTGAATTTGAAAAATCAATAAGAGGAGCTTTTATTCCAGCCGATGCCATTACAAGCGTGACAACATTTAATTTCGTGTCATTGTAGTTTTGAGATTTTCTATTGGTTATCATAGAAAATCCAGACCTGAAATTTATCGTTGTCGTTGTTTTTTCTGCCAAGTTACATGACGGACTAATAACCATGACATCAAGACCTTTACGAAACATATTTGAAATTCCAGATACAAAGGAATATCCCCATTCCATCGAAAGAATAGCTCCTCGTTTTATTGCCGAATAATAGGCGCCATCGTCAAGTAATACGATTGATCCAATTGTAAGTTTTCCTTGTTCTTCTGTTATTGATAAAGATAAAAAATCTTTTTCGTTGATTTCTGTTTTTAAATTTGGAGATGTAATTTTAAAATATATGCCGTCTTGATTATATTTTATCATAACGGGATAACCAATTCTTGAACATTTGATAAATTATAATTATTTTCTACAATTACAGGAGAATTGGCGTCAAATAATTTATCCCAAAATTCCTCAAAGCCATATATTTCTTTTGCGAGTAAATCAAGTTCTTTATGAACATCAAGCTGCTTTATTTCGCCTGTCAATGTTTCAATATCAGGAAAATCAAGCATATCAAAACTTTTACCTGCCTTATCGATATAGATTATTTTTTCAGAATCTAAATATCTCATAAAATATTTCCTGGTAAATTAATTAAACCTTCGGTCTCTCCAACAAGACTCATGATTTTTCTGTATGCTTCTTCCATTTTATTTACAGGGTCTTCCTCATCAAGAATCAATTCAATTGAGACATTTGTATATTTAGGATTTGCGAAATTATTTGTCATTAAAGAATTGTGAGAAAAATCACATTTTGAAACATAATAAACAAGCGGTACAGAACCGATCCCCCAATAATATAGAACTTTCGGATTTCTTGTAAATTGACCTTTGCCAAATATTCCTAAAAATCCGACAACCTCATGGCGTAAATTATCGAATTGCTTTAATGTTCCAACGTTGCCGATTGTATTATTTCTGCCGATCAGAGGCAAGGTAAAAGCAAGTTTTCGATTACCGATTCCTGAATACGATACCGGAGAATAAGGAAGACCAGGCACTGGAGTTTCAGAGAATATTATTGATTTATTATCTGATATTTCAACCGGGATATGCTTTGTTGTTATAAGCTGTACGTTATCAATATCGTAAAGAAACCAGGGGAGTTTAAATTGTAGATTATTTATATTTAAACTAAAAGCCATAAGCCTCTTGATTCCTGTTAAATGCCGCGTTTAATTGATCTGTAATTTTTTTATTTAATTTTGTAGAAATTTCAGTTGATACGCTTTCAGCGTCATTTCCATTTATGCTCTGATTAATTGGCATGTCAATTTTTATGTTTATGCTTTTTTGATTGCTATTATTATTATTTACAGGTGATAGTTTAGCCTTTTCTTGTATAGAACGTGTCGTTAAATTTACTCTTTCTTGTTCAAGTTGTTTTGCCGAGTTAGCTCTAATTTTATCTTTATCAAATAAATTTCCAACTTTAGGTAATGCTCCCTTAAAGCTTTCCCATTTTTTTTCAAACCATCCAAAAAATTTATCGAATTGTTGAGCTAACCAATCCAGTACAAATTTAACTGGCTCAATAATATAAGTATTTATTATTTCCCCAATTCTTTTAAATAAATTTATCCAACGATTAACGCCTTCCATAAAATAATTTCCAAGTTTCTTAAAAAAATCAATCCACATTTTTACGCCTTCAATTGTTGCGCTTGATAATCTGATAATTAAATCAATCGCATATAAAAGCGTTCTAATTAAAAACCCTATCGAAAAACCGATACCTTTAAATACGCCAAGCAAAAATTCAGATGTACTTTTTAGCCCGGTTAATCCTTTGAATAGATTTCCTAAAAAAGTTAATAATCTATTAAATGTTGGTTCCATTCCTTCAAACGCCGACATAAACCCTTGGAAAAAACTTTGTACCGCTTTTAATAAAAATCCAAAAGTATCTACTAATAAATCAATAACAGGTTCCATTGCAATTTGTAAAAATAAAATTCCAGCTACAATTTTTGTCATTAATAGTCTTAACGTATCACCAATACTTTGTGATGCCGTCCCAAAGACTTCTCTAAATTTTTCAACAAGCCCTGAAAATAATCTTTGCCAGAGAATTACTGCCTGCTTAATTATTGTGATAGCCGTAGAGATTACATTTCCGACAATCGCTCCAATTTCTACAAATGTGGTTTTATTTCTATCTGCCCACATGAGAATAGAATTTAACGCCGGTAAAAGATCTTGCATAATCGGCGCAAGTAAATTGAATTTTATTATTTGTCCTAAATAAAAGAATGTATCTTGAACGGCAGGTAAGGAACTAAAGGCAGATTTTAACGCAAAAAAAGCAGTACCGAGAAGCCCGGCAACAAATAATAATTTCTTAAGTGACATGTCGCCAATGCGCCCGAAATTATCAACAGACTTCGACGATTGTTTAACTGACTTATCAAGTTTATCAAGGCCATCTTTCCCTCGATTTGAATCAATTGTATCAAATAATGTATCAAATTTATCGACAAGAACTGTTATTTTTGCTAAAATTGGGGCAGGATTAAAATCAAATTCATTCTCCATTTATTCCGCCGCCATTATTATTAGGATTTTTTGAGTCAAGTGTAATATTCCTGATTGATTCATATCTTGTTCTATCCATATCGATAAGTGTCTCAAAACTTATACCGCCATTATAAAACTGTGATATTGATAGAGCTTCTTTGTATAGCTCATCAATATCAAGATCAATATTCTTTAGGGCTTCTAAAATCCATAGCTCGCCAGGCTGCCCCTGTTTTATCAGTCTTCCTGAAGAGCCAACCCTAAAAAATTTGATGGGTTAATAATAGCATCGAATTTTTTATTACAATCAGGGCATGTTTTTTTTAAAACAGTTTGTAACCCAACATCACGATTGGCCTTACCTATTTTTGATAAATCAGATGGATCCATTCTGTTAAAAATTTGCATTCCGTATCTCGAACGTTCTTTTTTTTCGACCTCTTCGCCATTTACTTTTATCAGAGCTTCTGCGTAAATCCTGAATTGTAAACGTGTAACATCCTGATTTTGACTTGCATTTATACAGTTCTCAAGAGTAGGATAATTCATTTCAACTGATTTTATTTCAATATCTCCGTTTGTTGTTTTAAGCTCAAACGGATAATCGGCGTCGATTTTAAATCCAAAATCATCAGTACAAACAACCTTCAAGTCTGACAGTTTATCGGTATTATCATAATCATCAGTTTCTTCACATACAACACGGCCTTTATTGCACCGAGGGCAATCATAAATTCCTTCAATCGATTCGTTGTTATGCAATTGAGAAGCAGAAATTACCGATATGTATTCGGCTGATTTATACGGCATTTTTCTCAATAGACTTTTAATTTGAATACTATCAGTGACATCATTATTGCCTGAAATTAATGTTGCAATTCCGGTTAAATAATGTAGCAGCGCAGAATATTTATTTTGTGTTTGATAAATATTTAATGTATCGGCCAAAACCCCTGATGATGGACGCTTTATCTCGATTGAGTCATAAATTTTACCATCATTGTTTATCTTAATAGGTAATAACATAATCTTTATTGTAATATCGCATTGTCAAAAACAAACTTGAATTTGACTTTCGCCACTTCAACGCCGCCAGCATTCCAAGGAGAATTTTCATAATTCGTGCATTCACAGTCAGGAATTAACCAGCGTCTTATTTCTGTGCCATGTCCATCATATTCAATATACGTTACGTCATGCAATTCGTTTTTTGAAAACCAATCGAACATTACACTTGCAATATCTGAATCGGCACGATCAAGGTATGATCCGGTTATGGGGTCCCATTTTTGCTGACCGTCTGCTATTGTTTCAGAACCACCAGGATAATCCGCATTAAGTTCACCTTTAACAACCTTCAAAGGCGATAACTCATTTAGCCCTGGATAAGGCAGCCCGTCTATCTCAAGTCCGGCTCTTTGTGCTTTTGCTTTTTTTTGCATTTTACATTATCTCCTTATTATGAAACTACCAGCCCGGCATAAATAAATATTGATCCATTTGGTGTTGGTACTGAAAACCCAATTTCATAATTTCTATCCCCGAGTAATAACTGATCTTTTGGGTTGTTTGAAGCATCGGCAATAATTTCAACGTGCTGGTCAAATACGCTCGGGGTATTATCGTCATTAAAGAACTGTCCGAAAGTTTCACCGAGAGGAACCCGCCCGGTCGACCCAACCGACCATAAATTATACATAAACCTGAATATCGCTGTATTTGTAGAAGCAATTCTTCCAAGTACGTTTGGCCTGTTTTCTTCTCCTCGAACGGATTCTTTAACGGATTCTCTAACGTATTTTAACATAATCAAAGAATTGCCATGTCTATATTCAGTAGCCGTTGACGCTGTGAAAAAGTTTCTGATCTGTACGCCAACACCTTCTTTTTTGGTTATAACATTCATCCCGGCGTCTGCAAGCTCTGTTCTCTCTGTGTCAGAATATTCAACATCATTAACAACTCCGGTTATTCCTTTTAATGTTATAAGATCAAAGGCCGGGACTTCATGTATCCCGAAATTTTGAACTGTATAAATCCATGCTCCGGCAACATGACCAACATTCGGAATCTCCCTGTCAGGAGCAAGACTTGAAGTCGCAAACTGATCTTTCTTTTTAAGCCACGTTCCGACATTGACCATTAATTTTGCAGAACTTGATTGATACGCTCTACCCGTTGTCTGTAAAGACGCCTTTGATAGCCCCTTTGTAATTGTAGGAAGGCAAATTGGGAAATCTGTTCTTGTTCTATTTTTGCAATAGTTTTCAAGCGTGTTAAAATATGCTGAATCGGTAGTATCACCATTTACGATAATCGTAACTGGATTATTATCGAGAGCGGAATGGTTATAAGCCCAATGAGCTGATGTACTTGGAGATGTTCCATCTGCTCCAGCAACATCGCCGTTTGCTGTTACCGATCCGAGATAAATGATATTAGCGTCTGAAGCCGGATACGCAAGATTTAAAGATGAAGCTGATGCCTGATCTGTTATCTTAAAATATCCAGAATCCTTATGAACATTTTCAACATAATAGTCAGAAACTTCCGGCTCAAGCGTACAGTAAACTTTTCCAAGTTCTGATTCTATTTCACTTTCGACGCCATTTCTATCTTTAAAATATTTCTTAACTTGGAATCCGATAACATTTACAGCGTCATTTATTGCGCCTGTCAATGTCGCATGAAACGCGCCCGACCATTTTATTACAGAATTCGCTTCATCGATTTCAGTAATTTTTTTATAAACTGGGCCGCCAGTAACATCGAATTCTACAATATCTCCAACTTTTATATCTCCAATTGCGTCAACTGTTGCTTGAGTATCTGCCGCTGCAATTGTCGCTGATAATGCAGTATCGTAACGATTCCCTGCTATTATTTTACGGCCAAATCTTCCACCGTACGCGCCATAGCAAAGATTGCCTTGATACGCAAATTCTATCTTTAATGTGTTAACAGGAGAACCAGCCTGATCTTTAATAATCGAACTTGCAACAACCGCATCAATTGCCGATCCGGTATTGCCAATGTGTGATTTAACATAAGTAGTACATTGAGTCTGGTCATAAATTCCCTGTACGATATCATGACCGAAGTGGCTTGATAATTGCTCTCCGAAAATTTCAGCAATCTGTCCGTTTTTTGTAATTGGGAATGATACTGCATATTGTCTCTGAAATTTACCAATAACGCCGATAACATCAATTTGAGTCGCACGAATTACCTGTGGCTTTTTAGTTTGCCTTTGTTTCCCTTGTAAGCCAAGAGTCCTTGTGTTTGCCATTTATTTGACCTCCGCAAAATCATTTTTAATATCTTGAAAATATTTATGCTTTGTATCTTTAGCAGGAATCTCAATAATCTTACTTGGTTCTGCGTTATAATTTTTACCGCCAATTGTAAAATTAATTGTATGATTTCTTTTGTTCTTAAATTTAAACATTTTTTGCTGTGGTTCTTTTACAACGCCACTGGGTTTATCGTCCATGTTGTTGTCCCCGTCAACGGGAAGTTTTGTGTTTCCTGCCATATTTCCTCCGCATATTCAACTGTAATAATATATGCAATTTTTTCGTACTCACCTTCGATCCGCTGAACGCTTAACGATGTGACTTCTAACTGTACCCCATTAACCCAGACCGTTCTTTTTGCAACAAAATTTTTTATCAGACTTGATAAATCATGAAGTACTTTTAAATATTGAGACTCTGCATCTATTTGAATTGGCAAAGCATAATTATCTTTTATATTTACAACATCGACGGTATCTTGAGATGGACTATTGTATTTATATGTATCAAGGCGGTATTCGTCTCTTGAGTCTATATCAAGAAGTTCAGGCGTATCGTCGTAAATTGTAATTCCAGGCAGTACCGCCTCTTTGAACTGACTGTAAATTTCAACCGATGGCGACATGTAGGCTGTTCCGGAAAAATTAGCGGCAATCCCATTTACGCCGTCATAAAGAGTATTTATAGTAGCGACATTTCCATTTATTTTTTCAATTGAATAATAATAACTTCCAAGCTTTACTTTGCAATAACGATCAATATATTGAAGCGAACTAAATGTAATTGTTTTTTGACCTGCGGTTGCTGTTGCTGTACCTGCACTATATTCTACCGGTGTAAATTCCGATTTTATAGCATTTACAATATCAAGAGGTAATTCTTCTTTTATTGTCTGTAAGTTTGATAGAAATAAAACGTCTCTATCGTTGTGTAGTGCCGTTATCTCTATTTTAGTTATCGTCTCAGTTCCGGCTATCCTGAATTTCACAAGGCCAAATTTCGGAGGAGCTGGAAAATAATATTTCTGGAATCCAAAATCAATTAAATAATTGCAATCTGCAGGATCGGTTAGTTTGTTTATGCCCTTATAAATGGATTGGCAATTTAAGACAATGTATTCATATCCTGTTAATGCTTGGCTTAAAGTTAGTGAAACAGTACCGTTTAAGTCTAAATCTGGCGTCAACATTACCGATCCGACATTATTATGTGCGATATATTGTTTATGCTGATTTAAAGATACTGGAATAGTCCCTGACCATCCGGTTATAGTTTCAAACTTATTGATTAACAGATTCATATTTATTTTTATTTGTCTTGATTAATTGGTTGATAGCATCCCAAATCTGCCTATTTGCATCAATCTTTTTTCTTCTTTTTAGGTATAAACTAAATGCCCTTGATCTTGCTGGTCGTGCTGGGACTCTGATAAGCTTATCTCCTCGCTTAATTGTATATCCGGCGGCATGGATTTCTAAAATATCAATTAATTTTAGTTTCGATGTAAATTGCCTGTTGGCAGGTTTAACTATCCATTTTTTTTCGCCTTCAACGATTTTCATCATTTCCGCAAATTTCCCCCTGGCAAAAAGCGGCGTTGACGGTTTAGCGTATCCTTTACGTTTTTTCTCTTTGATCGTATTCGGACTTAATCTCTCAAGCCCCAACTGGTCATTTTTTATTGCAACCTCAAAAGTTTTGGCAAGCTCAACTGCTTCCTTCTTGTAAACAGACCTCATTGATCTTTCAAATATCTGAGGTAGGTTCTTTATTCTTTTACGGACGGCGGATTGTTTTTGAGAATATTTATATTTCATTTCCCATCAACATCCCCGGCAATAACCATATACAAAAATCCATCCGCATTATGAGAAAATTCTTTACAATATTTTATTTTATATTCTTTATTAAGAATAACTGCTTTCATATTTTCAGGCTGAAAATCTTCATCAGTATAACCTTTTTTGATTATTTCATAATAAGTCAAATATGCCATCATATTGACAGGAGTTTTAATCCCATGTTTTAATCTTGATTTCTCAGGCGGATTTGATTCAACCGGAAATGTATAGAAATTGACAGGGGTATTTGATCCTTTACCTATCACATCGCCGTAATCATTTTTAGTGACATTTGAATTATTCAAAAAATAAATACTTGCAATAGTTTTTTGCGCCTTTACGAGATCATATACATTTTTATGATCTGATGTAAGAGTCATCCAACCATTCCGGATTTATATTTATTTAAAATTGCCATTGCTCTTGAAATATATCGCTTTCTTGTATCTGAATATTTACCGCCAGATCCATAGCTTTCTGAATAAGCGACAATTGATCTTGAGGTAAGCCCGCCGTTTATTGACGCTTGACCAGATAGCACATCGGACATGGCTAAAAACATTATTGCACTTTCAAGATCAGACGGCAAGGACGCATAACCTGATGTATATGTAACTTTAATATTATTTGTACCCCGTGGAAAAACATAATCATTCCATTTGCGATGTATAGCCCCTGTGTTTGGATTTAATTCATATTGGCTTATATCTCCGATCATATCAAGCGGGTAGTTTGTATATTCGATTTGCGTAATTTCAATAACTGGACGCCTGTTAAGTATAAGTTCATTTGTCCCTATGCCTGAATAATACTCTGTATAAGTTTGAACGCCAGAAAAACTTTTGCCTGTTAATTTCTCTGCATAACTCTTAGCGTCTGAAATATATTGATTTAATTTACCGGCTTTGACCTGGTAAAAAATCACAGAAGACGATTCATTTAAAAGTGCGGTTCCATTATCTATATTGACGGTATTTGCGCCAACTGATAAAATGTTGTAATAATTATTATTGCTTCCGTATTCGATATAAAGATAATCTGATGTTGTTATTCCGGAAATTGCCGCTGAAAATGTAATCTGATATTGTGTACCCGATACTAAAATAATAGTCGATATTGTCGCAGTAGATTTTTGAGACTTTAATTCAAGATCATAGTCCTCAAGTTCAAATAGTAACCTCGTCAATATCGACATAATTGTTATTCTGTTTTATCAAGGATAAAACCAGCTTTTTCAAGCTGTTCTGCAATTGCTCTTTTCGTAGTTTCTGTTTCTCCTGATTTGCCAAGCTTAACAGAGATTTCTTCTCCATTTTCATTGAACAAACCAATTGAACTTCCGGAAACTTGATCTCCAAGAGAGTGTCTAAAAAACCATTTTTTAGGCTCAGGCCGTGGAATTTCTTTTTTAGAAACCGGATATTCTGTTTTATCCAGCCATCCTTCTCTTTGCAATTGCTCAAACAGGTCTCTATCTTCGGTTTCAAAAATACCATCTTTAATTTTGATAGTAATCTCTTCACCTTGAAAATACAATCCTGCCGATGCGTCTGTTTTTAGATGTGGATGCTGTAATACAAAGGTAATATCCCCCCCTGCCTTTTTATCTTTCTTTTTCTTACCAGTATTATCGGCAGGGGTGTTATCCCCTGCCTTTTTATCTTTCTTTTTCTTACCAGTATTATCGGCAGGGGTGTTATCCCCTGCCTTTTCGTCAACTGGCGTTTCTTTTTCGTTAGCCATTATTGTGGCCTCCATCCAGCCGCTTTCACCGATGTCGCTTCATACGCAGGGATTATTGCTCCATGTGTTTGAAGGATTGCATCGGTTGTCATTTTGGTTTTACCGAGCATTTCAAAGTTGATTATGCCATTCTCACGCTGACCAGCGTTATTATGAGCAAATCGACCCATGCCCTGGTAATCGTCAAAACAGACAAGGTAAATGTTTTCCGCATTTACGCTTGATACCGCTGTTAAAGGTTTATCTGATGAGATTCCAGTAACAGTTGTATCTGCCGTAACATTAAGAAGGTTAATGGTGGTCACGCTTCCTGTAACTGTTCCATTATCATCATAAGTTTTTGCGGCTGACCAACGAATCAGACTCATACCAGACAGCCCTGTCGACGCGCTATAAAAAACCTTATACGCAATCGCATTTGGATATGCTGTAAATGTCAGGTTAATTTGTTGTGTTGCGGTTGCACCTGCAAGAGTAACTGAGCTTTCAGCACTTGCCATGCTTTCGCCATTTTCTGTAATCGCGGCAACACGGAAATAATATGTGCCGTCAGACAATGACCCGCCTGTTGTACCGCCGCTTGCGGCTGTAACAGTTGTCATAGTTCCGGTGTGCGCTCCCGATATTACAGTAGACTGTAAAATTGGAATGCCTCGGTAACTTTCAAGCTCATGACCGCCAGAAAGTTTAATTATTTCTGGGCCAACATTTTTTCTTATCGCAGTATAGAGTCTCGACAATAGAGACGCCATATCTGATGACATGATAAATGCTCTCTTGTAACGATTTCCACCTTTACGATTTGACGCGTTAATCATATTATCAAACGGAACAAGTGTACCTGGAACAGTTGCCGCTCCTGATGACCAGCCGTCAAGAAGCGCATTGTTTCTGTTCGTTAAAATCGACTTATCCCATCCAGAATATTGATAAGGATCTGCAACGACATTGCCTGAAATGTTATAAAGATTCAAGCTCAACACTTGATCGTTTACTTCATTCTCAAGCTCTTGTGCAAACGCATCAAGATTTTCAGATGTCGAATCTCTCAAAAAGTCAGTAATGCTAAACTGTCTTGCGATAACCTTTAACGGTATTTCTGGCTGTGCGTATGTAGAATTTACAGACGTAAGAGTTGCATTTTCTCCGACTGCTCCTCCGACACTGCCACGAGCGTTTCTTGCCTTATGCTTGTAAGAGCTTGACCCGATCTTTTTCGGCATAATCATTGACCACTCTGGATACTGAGAGATAATCTGATCTGTGATTATATCTTCCAGATGTTCGTGAATTAATGCGCCGCCGGAGCTTGCGCCAGAATCAAGAGCTTTCTTAAGAAGATCACCACCGCCTGAATTTAAGAATTTTTTTAAATCCATTATCGTGTCCTCCCGTTTGCAAGAGCTTTTAAGCCTTCCGCGATTTGCCCGACATTTTTACGAATCGGATTTGATCCTGCTACTACCTGGCTTGTTTTGCCTTCGCTTTTTTCAATCAAAAGTTCCACAAGCATATCAAGAACCGCGCCTTGACCATCCTGGCTATTTAAGCCCTTGAAGGTTTTCTTCGCTGGTTGTTGCTCTTGTTCCTTAATTCCAAAACCTTTGAGCATTTCTTCAAAACCTTTTTCAATTCTTTCAATTCTTTCGGAAATGTCTTTATTTACTTTATGTTCTGCCAGAACTGATTTTTCAGTTTTCTGGCTTTTAAGTAAATTCAGAATTTCTTTCATTGTAATCGAAAGGGTAGTTTCTGTTTCCTTGCCTGGTTCTGGAGCCTGTTGATCTGAAGGCGCGCCTTCTGGCGTTGGGTCTTGATCTTCTGCTTTTTTAATGGCTTCTTTAAATTGTTTTACAGATTCCATTAATGATTCTGCCGGGGCTTCTGCTCCTGCCTGGTCTCCTGACGATAATGCCTGAAGTACAGATTCAAGAGAAGATGCAATATCCGTCAGAATCGTTTTTAATTCTTCAAGATTCATTTTGTCTCCTTGTTATTTTAGTTTCTTGATTGTTGCCTTCAGGACGCCAATTTCATCTATTGCTTTTTTAAAGCTCTTGACTAATCCCGGAGAATTTACGATCTGTGCGGTTGACTTATCATAAGGGTCTTTATATTCGACTCTTGCATAAAGTGCCAGCATTTTCATTTTATAATCTTCGTAAATCTCTTCCAATAAAGCCTGTTTTTCTTGAGGTGTTTTTTCTGCTTCGATAACGGCTCTTTCTGCCGTGCCTTTTGCGTCTTCAATTTCCCACCTATCTTCGTAAAATGTACTGATCTGTTTTGATTGATCTATTGTTGTATCTAATATGCCTTTTTGTGTTTTATTTGCGTCAATTGACTTCATTATTGCAGACGCAACGGAATAATTGTATGCTGGTTTTGTAACGAGAGAAACACCAGGATCGAGGTCGACTTTTTTAATAAGTTTTCCGGATGCTGTTTTTTCAATATCGTTATCCCGGATATAACCCTCAATCGAGAACCCGAATTGTCTTTTTTTTGTATATGGCTTTATGCCATTTATCATTTTCCAGATATGCTGAGCGTCTTCATATTCTTGCTGAGGTACGCCGTCTTCATCGTTCCATAAACGGTACTCACAATAAAGCTCGCCATTTTGTGTCACTTCCGCTTTTGTCATTATCCCGATTGCTCGGTTATAATCTTTGTTATGATTTGCATAAAGTGTAATATCTTTATCGAGTGCTTGAGATGCCATGTCCTCAATAGCCTCTTTCGACATTCTATCACCGTGATAATCTGTTGACATCCCGGATGTAATGCCTACCAAGTACTTGTTTTTTCCGTCTTCTCTGTCAATTGAGTTTTCCCCGCCGTCTCTTATAATTTCTTTCGTGACAGGATTACAAGGATGGAATAAAAACTTAAAAGTCTTTTTATCTATTACAGATGTATTTGATTTTGACATTGTGTTTACCCCTTTAACTGCCCCTTGTTTTTTTGCAATTATTTTTTTACGAATTTATAGACAGCTTCACAATTGCAGGTAATAACTTCTTCAGCGGGTAATCTTTTATCATGCGGATGATCTGCCTGGATTGTTTTTATGAAAACAGGTCGTCCTTTTATTATTTTATAAATAGGAATATCAAAAGGCTCATTAAATTTTCTTTTTTGTCCGTCTATTTTTTTATGCCCGAAACGAGCAGTGATTGACATTGAGTCGTTATGCTTCCAGATTTTTATGGCTTCTATTTCTGGGTTATCTGCCAACGCTTTATTAAGATATTCATTACGTATTTGATTTATAACGCTTCTTGACTCTGTAACCGCAATCGCATGAATATTTTTCGGCATTCCATATTTTGGATGCTTTTTAGTATATCCTTCAAAGTAATTATTCATTTCTTTTTCTATTGCCTTTGATATATTTTTTCTCACTGTCCCGGTTGTTGTTGTCACGTTTTGAGACAACAAACCACGTTTTACGATTTTACGAAGCTCTTCTCTCATTGAGACCTCAAGAAGCTTGCCTCTATCGGCAGCCTTCCTAATTGTAGGTGAACGTCTTATAATATTCGATACATCCGGAATAACTGCTTTTTTCTCGTCTCTTTTTGGTAAAATATTTTGAACGTCTTTTGCAAATCGTCTTTTATCTGTCGTCAATACAGAGTTACTTATTTTCTGATAATTTTCTGAAATTATCTTCCCGATAAGTCCGCGATATTTTTCACCTTTCCAGCCGAATTTATCTTTTAACAAAGCTTTTTCGTAGGCGCCCATAATTTATCTGCGAAGTATATTATTGTTTCTCTTTTCTCAACACCAAGAAAATTTACGAAACGAATAGCAATATCTTTCTTATATCCTTTTTGATGTAATTTTTTCAACTCAATTTTATAGCCTATATCAGGTTTTCTAATTCTTTTATTAACTGCTCTGTTGTCCATTTTTCACGCTCCGATTTTTTAATTAGTCGTATCATGTCGTCTTGTAAAACTTTATAAAACGATACAAGATCAATTGAAAATTGTTTTTGATTTTTTAAAGATTCTATTTGTGTTGAATCTGTTGAATCTATCATCTTTGATTAAGTAGACTCGCAATGTCGTTAGCTGATGCCGGTTGCTGTGGCTGTGCAGTTTGCGGCCTATCATATTGCGGCTCCGGATAGGCTTCTTTATTCCAATCTTCGACTCTGACCTCATTTACGTCGAATAATCCGCTTTGAACTTTTTTCGTAGATATATCAATTTTTTCCTGTGTAGACATTGGCTGTTCAAATTTCATGCGCCAGCCGTATCCGAATTTATAAGGAATAATTTGGTGTGTAAAAAGTTCCTCGATTATTCGTACAAAAGGAAAAATTCCTTTTGAGTTATCTGCACGCTCCTGGCTCTCGCTTGTACTTCTTCCGCTTGTGCCGTCACCGCCTGTTTGATTGATTTCGGCATTCGACGCATTGAATACCATTGCGACATATTGATCTATTTTATTTTGTCTCTCAAGTTGTGTCGGGATAGTATCGGCCTTTGATAAATCAAGAATCGCAGGAGTCCCATAACCAGTAATAATTTTTACAGCTTTGTTTTTCTGCTCTTTATTTAATAATTTTTCCATTCTGATTTGTTCATCAGTATCAATAGGCACAGACGTTGCGTCATTATCCTGGGCTTCTCCTGTTGATTGAGGCTCTCCAAATACAATTATTTTTTTTGGAGATTCAGATCCATCGGCACGACTAGCCATAAGCTCTGAAAATAATAGATTCTCCGCGACAAGATTTGTTAACGCTTCAAGCGGACATATACCAAGTGTCTTGTTTGAGTTTGGCATATATTGAGCGTATGCCAATTCATCGGAAAAAAATAACTGTGGTTGGTCTCCATATAATGGAATCTGGACAAATCCAGATGGGCCACCAACATATTTTGATTTTATTGGGTAAACTGAACCGCCTGGCAAAATATAAAGATTTGAATTTGCTTTGTAAATTGACACGGCTCCATGTACAAGTAAATCTTGAGTAATAATTTTTATAAATTCACTCCATAACATGTTGGGATTTGGTCTTGCAAAAAAATCTTCAATTTCTGCGGCTGAATGTCCGGTTTGTATTTTTATTGATCTCGCCCATCTTTTTAGAGAGGCATCGAAGTTTGAAAGGTCAGGAAATACGTCTGTCAGATATTTTCTGATTTCATGATATGCCCTTATACGTTTCCCGAGTGAAAATAAATTCCCTTGACTATTCTCCTCAAATATTTCTTTGTGAATTTTTAGATCAGAATATATCTCGTCTTCATCTTGTCGTATTGGCACAACTGAGTAATCAAGCGTCGACATTCTATTTGCTCGTGACGTTACAACGCCGAGAACAGGAGGACATTTTTCATACATCATTAATTTATCAAGATATGATAAGCCGATATATTTATTGTCAATTTTGACTTGATGACGATTGCCTCTTTTATCTTTCGCATGAATATTGAAAAGTTCTGTTGCGTCTATTACCGTAAAACCTCTGTTGTTCATATTAATATACCTCTCCGACTTTAATTGTCCCTCTTACTGTTGCGTTGCCGCCAATGCCTGCGCATGTTAATGTATAGGGCGTTTGCTCTGTGACATCCGGACCAGTCCATAACATGACAGATGTTGTAACTGTTTCACCCCCGCTGTGTGTCGACCCCTTTACATCACCGGATGCATATGCTGAATCATGGGTATGACCCGTTGTGTTAATAGATGTTGCTGTTATGTTTTGTTGGCTACACGAAGGCATTTCATTTCCACCTGTTGCTATATCCGTCCACGCCCCACCTGTGATAACGCCGCCATGAATTAATTGCCATTCCACAGAAACATTGCCAAAAACAATCAGTTTAAATTCTATCGGAATAATGATACCCCTAAATGGTCTGCCTTGATAGCTGAGTTGTGGCCTTACAGATACAACCGGAGTATTGACGCCTGATAATGCGATAACGTCCCCAGATCTTGCAACCTGACTAAATCCGAAAATCTGCGAACCGCCTTCTGATTTAACCGTAGAGCAAATCGCCTTCATTGACACCGGAACAAGTGACGACACGTTTTTTAATCGATATCTTATAGGTAACATCGCCCGTGACATATAAGGCGATGAATATTTATTGTCGTTTACATATTGATGCGCTGGATACGGGACTCCTGAGTGTTGGAATCCTACACGCGCCCTGCCAAGAGCAAGGTACAATAAATCTATAATTAAAATCTGAGCATTCGCGAAATCCAGTTTTACCTTCGACGGATTCGGATGATCTTTTCTGTCTGTAAAAGAATCAATATTCCATATCTCAGATACGAAGTCAGGTAAATTTGTTATAACGTCTTTAACTTGCGCTGCCCTTCTGATTTTAAGTGATCCGGAAACCATTGATAATAATTCGATATAAGTATTTCCGTCTACTCTGTTTATTACTCTTAACCCATTTTCTCCGTCACAATAGCCCATTTCCGATTCTGAACCTTCTGATGTATCAAGAAGCCCGGTGATCTCCGCAAGCTGTGAATTTCCGGCCTGATATGGCCATGGTGGTGATTGTCTAATAATTTCGTCACCTGGGGATGGACAAGTCATTAGTACAGACGGTTCATAATCCATCAATACAGACGTTGGAGTAGTTCCGCCAACCTGGGTTATTTTCTCGTGCCAGATATGATGATTTTTATGATAATGCAATACTGATGAAAAATAAGAATATGGTATTGATATTCGATCATTCCCGGCGGCATCGCTTTGCATTGAGTCGGCGCGTTTTGTGTATTGAATGTTTCTTCCGGCATTGCCGAGGTCAAATGACATTTCGTTTTGTTTATTTATGTTTTGTATTTTGTCAAGGATTAAATTGAAACTTGGCGGATAGATGGTTTTTTGCGTTTACCAAGGATCAAATCTTCAGTCATATACCTAATTGCATCGATACAATGATTATTTTTATCTTCCGGTATCCCGGAAATTTCGCCTGTTCTTTTGTCTGTTTTATATTGATAATATCTGAATTCATCTGCTGTATGTTTACAACGGCCATGAATTATTACCTTTTTAAATTTCCTTATCCTCTGTATGCCTTCAATAACAGAGTTAGCTCCTTTTTTCGCCGGAACAATAAAAAACCCTTTGTTGCGTAAATATCGAATAGACTCAGGCCGTGCATTGTCAGCAATAATTTTATGCTTTCTTGATTCCGGAACCATGTCATTAAATTTGTCATATTCTTCTATATCGACCTTAAAGCCATAGTTTTCCTGATCTATCCAAAGGCAGTCGTCATAAACATAACCCCGGATAAGAGACATAGGGTCTGGCCCGGCTCCAAAGTCTTGACCGAACATGAATTCAACCTTATCGTGAGTCTCAAAATCTGCAACTTCAAACTTACCATTAAAAATCTGTGCGTCTGAATGTACTACGCATTGACCTTCCCAGACGTGCAGATACATATTATAGTCATTTTGCCGATCATATTCCATTTCTGATTTTAATTCTAATGGAAAATATGGGTTATCTGAATGATTTATTTCAATGAGTTCGCAATCGTTACGTTTACCTAATAATGTTGGAATAGTATAATCCTTATGAATTGTATCACTATTATTAGTCGGATTGTAACTAAAAATTAATTGTGATAATTGTAATCCTGTTTTTCTAATCGTCGGCGTAAGCGTCAGCATCGAAGCTTTAGATATACTTTGCGCTTCTTCTACCCAACAATAATTAATTCCCTCAGTTGATTTTATGTTTTGCTCATTATTCCAAAGACCTTTAAAAATAAACTCTGATCCATTGGCACAAGTGATAGAATTTAATGTTAATTTAAAATACGCTTCAAGGCCATATCTTTCAATTGTATCTTTTAAAAGCTTATAAACAGAATCTTTAACAGAAACCTGTACTTCTCGCGTACAAAGAATTCTTGTACGCTTTTCAAGCGCTTTAAAAATCAAGAAAGCCGCAATAGTCCAGGATTTTGAACTTCCGCGACCTCCGTACAAAATAATATATCTTTTTTTAGAAATAAATAGCAGCTTTGTTTTAGGCGGGAATTTAGGATTGAGATTTATCATCAAAACCGATTTGAATATTTAATTGTGGTAGTTGACTCGTATCCTCCGGCTTAATCATTCCCCCAAGCTCCAAGAACATTTTTAATGAAGCATCGTTCTTAATCCCGCGAATCGCAAGAGCTTCTAAAAGCCCTTCAATCGTATCTGTCCCCTCTGGAAGTCCAAGGCGTTCTTGTAACTGCTTCCAGTATTCCGGGGAATTCTGGCCGTTAAGTTTACGCTGGAGAATTGCTTTTACGATTGTTTTAATGTCTTTTGGACGCTTGGATTTCTTTCCGGCCTCTCTTGCCCTTTCGCTGTCGTATGGAATTCCGTTCTTGCTGCCTTTTGGTGCGCCCATGATTAATATTTAGATAGTTACACAAACAGTTAAGGTTGCAGCAGCTATCCAATATATCCCCTTTTTATAATCTTGAAAATACAAATATACTAATGCTGCACAAATATCAAAAGCGATTAAAACGAATGGGAACAGTTTAGAGATCATTGAATTTAACTCCATCGGATTCTCTTATCGCTTCTTTGCCTGTAAACTCTTGCCATCGTTTAATTATGACATCAATATAACATGGTTCAATTTCTGAACCATAGCAAATCCGATCCGTCTGCTCTGCTGCTATTATTGACGTTCCTGAACCAAGATAAATATCCAGAAGTAAATCGTCTTTTCTTGAATTGTTTAATAATGCGTTCTCTACCAGCTCAACAGGCTTCATTGTTGGATGTTCTTTTGATTTTGTTGGTTTTGCGATTTGCCACACACTCGTTTTATGTTTACCTTCGCCATAATAGTTGTGTTTCCTTGTCCACGTTAGCAGGATAGGCTCATGCTCATAATCGTAATCAAGACGATTCATGGAGAATGTTGGTTGATTTTTTTTCCAGATCAAAACATGTCTAACAAGTAATCCAGCTTCTTTCATCATCATCATCATCATCATTCCAAGCTCGCCTCCTTGCGGTGCGGTAACGAAATATGTGCAATCGTCTTTGCAATTTTCTCGAAGATTTATAAAAGCTGGAACCAGAATATCTTTCAGCTCTTCTGGTGATGCGGTATCGTCTTTAATCTCCTTTAAATTCATTTCAGAAGGCTGGAAGGAATTTAACATTTTGTTTTTACTCCCGATAGCGACTCCATACGGGGGGTCTGTAAAAACGATGTCGGCCTTTTTACTATTCATTAAGCTATGTAGGTTTATATTATCTCCACATAATATTCTATGACTTCCAAGTAACCATATTTCTCCAGTTTTTGATTTTGCAATTTCTTCAATATCTGGAACCTCGTCTTCTGATTCATCTCGTTCTTTATCTTCTTTTAAATCAAATCCCAGCTCAAAGAACTCGAATTCATCCTTCACATCGTCAATATCAAGATCATCTATAAAATCAAACAACCCGTCTTTATCAATTTCCGCATAATGAGAATTAAACGCCAAGACGAGTTTCTTAATGTGTTTATCAGATTCAACTTTCAAAAACGAACATGTAAATTTATCTGGAATTTCCGATCCTTTATTTGATAATTCCTGCAATGCTTTAAGCCTGTGATGTCCGTCGATGACAAATATTTTCCCTTCTTTTTCAAAAACAAAAAATGACATCGCAAAACCGTTATTTACCAACGATTTTTTTAATTTATTCATTCTGTCCTTATTCGTTTTTTTAAGGTTATCCGGCTGAGTAAAATTGAGTTTCCGCCAGTCGACTTTTTCAGTTTTATAAATTAAATCTTTGATTTCCATTCCAATATCGCCTTACTTATCCTATCCAAAACGCCCGCAGTCTCCAAAACGCCCGCAGTCTCCAAAACGCCCGCAGTCTCCAAAACGCCCGCAGTCTCCTTAACTGCCTTCGTGTCCCTGTAAGTATTATAACAGATCGCTGCCCTTTGTGCGTCATCCGCGTACTCGTCAAATAGCGCAGACATACAACGTTCGACATAATCTTGTTGAACTTCTCCAGTCTTAACGGAAGGAATTGGCATGACTTTATTTTACCTCGAATTTATCTTTGTCAACAAAAATAATAGCTTTTGCAAACTTGAGAGAAAACCATATTCGATAGAAGATATTTCGTTTTTGAACTTCTTCGACGGCTTCTAAAACAATTGCTTGTTTTTCGAGTTGTACTTTTGCAATTGCGCCTTTAATCGTGCGTCGAATTTTCTTTTCTGATTTCTGGCTCATGTTCTCAACAACCTCATCACGTTCTTCTTGTCGCTATCAGATATAAACGATTTACGTTTATCGGTCTGACTGTCAAGATAATCTGCCGTTCCATGCCAGAAGTGCCCGCATTTTGACAGCATGTATTTTTTCGGTTCAACGAAGTG